TCGTTGTGTTCATATCATGGCTGGTTGATTCTGGTGCTATATCCCAACCTACTGCAGATTTTGCATATATCTTCAACGGCTCGCGGCTAGACCTCATGTGGATCATCAAAACGATGACGTTCATGAATTTTGACAAGCCACCAATTCTTGGAATCGGCTGGACTTTGCAGTTTGAATTCCTGTTCTATTTCTTGCTTGCGGGTCTTCTTGCGATTGGCATTAAAAAAGCCAACTCACTCGAGTTTTATTCAGTCTGCGCCCTGGTAATTTTCGGCGCAGGTAACGCCCTGGCTCACGGTGAAAGCAAAGTTCTGGTAACTCTGTCCAGCCAGATGTTTATCGAATTCATCCTCGGTATGTATCTTTACCGCATGTACTCAGCAGGATGCGTCCTGCCGAAGTGGCTGGCGTGGGTGGGAATTGCTTCTTTCTTCCCGCTTTTTGCTTTCGCTAACTCGGGTGTTTTTGCTTATAACGATTATTCCCGACTGCTGACATGGGGCATCCCGGCGTTCGTGATCGTCTGGTCGGCTCTGAGCCTTGAGGGGGTTGTTCCTCACAACCGCACTTTCCTGCTGCTGGGCGACTCATCTTACAGCCTGTACCTGTCTCACGGTATCTCAGCGCCGGTATTTCTGTTTATCTGGACGCAACTTGGCCTCGATAAGACAGTGAGCATAGTTCCTTATGTTATCGTCTATTACATCTACTGCCAGGTTATCGCCCTTGCCTGCTATAAGTTTATTGAAAAGCCTGTTAATGGCTGGATAAAGAAAAAAGCATACGGAAAAGCTAAATGAAAAAATTAATTATTGCTTCGCTACTGTCTGTGTCATTTGGTGCCGCAGCTGAAATACCAGCTGCACCTGATGACTACACGACGTGCACGGATGTAAAGTGCAGCAACAACATTGTGAATAAGTTTAATATTCACCCTTCTTTCTTTGGTGGGAAATTCGTTTATTCGGATACTATTTACGCATCTGAGGATTTTAAAAGCGAAAGACTGCTGTTCAGGCCATCCGGGCCGGTCATGATGTTCAATCAGACAACCGGCGAGCTGTATCATAACGGTACCGATTTCAGGGCATCAGGCGACAAAATAGCAATCCCTGACGGCTCAACTATACCGGTAGCTAAATCAGGTTTTAAAAAGCCGCTGAAAGAAGATAAAAACTTCAACATCAACGTTACGACTGAATATCAGAAATATCAGATTTCGGCGTCTTACAAGAAGACAGATCGCCTTTACCTGAAAATGAGTGGCGGGGTTACAGACTTACGTAATTACGTTAAAAGCCTGCAGGAAATGAAGGTGACGTATTATGGGGATAGCATTACTTTCGGTGCGAATGCCAGCGACATATACTCAGAACCGCACCAGCCTCCATATGTCGGACTGGTGTCTGCTTACATGTCTATGGTGAAGGGCGGCAAATATCATTACTACAACCCATCGGTGCCGGGGTGGACCTCTAATAACGCCTACTACAGCACTGACGGAAGGCTCACAAAGTTTGATTCTGATGTTTATATCATTTCTTTCGGTATGAACGATTCGAATGATCTACCGCCAAAAGAATACTATTTCAGCATCGATGCTCTGATAAAAAATATCAAAAGCAAAAATAAGCATGCGCGAATCGTACTGCTTTCTTCTACCCTTCCGAATCCTGAGTGGGTGCTGCCTAAGAAGGAGTATTTCCCGCTATACAGCGAAGAGTTGAAAAAGTTATCTCTCAAATATAATCATGTGACATTTGTCGATATAACAAACGTCTGGGTTCAGATGCTTCAGCGTAAAAACATTTACGCTATTACAGGTAATGGCGCTAACCACCCTGCAGATATGGGACACAGGGTGATTGCAGAAGCGCTTCTCACCGCCTTCCTTGGCGATGACTTCTCTTAAACAATCTTAAGGAAGTTAGAAGCGTCCTTGTAAATGGTGCCCGCCGGGGCGCCAGATATTTCTGCCAACGTTTTAACGTTCTTAAGTGCGACCATGCCTGTAGTTGAAAGCTCAATACAGGCTGCACCACCATTCATATTTATTTTCAGAGTGCCTACAGCACTACCACCGTTTGTACTGGTCCATTCTAAAGAAGCTATGTCTAACGCTGAATTACCATTAGAAGTTCCCTGCAATTTAATTCTTGCCGTTCCGGTTCCACCAATCCTGAACGCAGCATTCGTCCCATTCGGCATTACTACATCAAGAGGCTCTTTAGGGTAGGAAGTATGGATACCAACAAATGGTAAATCAGAAACACCACCACCAGCTGGTGCAACAGTAACCCCTGGGATTACAGAGTTGCTATACAGCGATACAGATTTGGCGTTAGGGTTGGCCGCCGGATTGCCTGGGTTTATACCGGAACCAATTGCAACAGAACCGCCATAAGCCTGAATGTCACGACCCACAGCAAACGATCCGTCTCCTGCTGCGCGTGTGCTGTAACCTAACGCAGTTGCACCAATGCCATCACTGGCCACGCCGCCCGGGTCAGTCGCTAATCCTGCTCTCGCCTGCGTAAAATATCCTGCGGCAAATGAGGCGCGTGACTTTGCCTCTACTTCCTCGCAAAAAGCCGCTGATTTGGCACCGAGTGCAATTACGTTTTTACCGAACGCAAAGGAGCAATAACCTTCACCATTTGGCGACGTAATATCATCTGGGTTGCCAGTTGCACAACCTGCACCACCTGCTAAAGATGCCACTCCGTAAGTGACACAGTCATGACCAAATGTTGCGGTATAAACTGCAAAAGATGCCCCATTTCGGCCAAATGAAACAGAATAGTCACCAATATTTGCAGGATCGCCCCACGAGTTTTTAGAGGGCAGTCCGCGCCAAAAGTTTTTCTCATCATCAAGTGGTGTTAAATCAGAGCCACCTACGCGCAGCCAGCCCTTAATCTTATCAAACGCCCAGATAAGCCCTCTCGTTAAGCTCGAACCCGATGGAATACCATAGTTAACTTTCTGCCCAATCAGCTTCATGCCGTCGTCTTGTGCCAGTTGCTTCCTGAGCACGTCACTCACATCTACAGGCTGCCACTTTCCTTCCCCGACTCCGCCAGCAGACGCTGGGGTAGAACCAGCTGGGACAGTTTTTGGCAGAGTTTCGAGATCATCCCAGCGGTACCAGATATTAGTGCTTTCATCCTGCAGAAGATCGCCAGCTGACGTCACAGTGCCGCCATCCTGGAAAGAGCCTTCAAGACTCCATCCGAGGTTATAAATTTGCTGCAGCACCAGCTGTTTTAGCCCTTCAATCGTGTAATGGGCATTACCAAAACGATCAAGGTATTGCTGGGTAAATGAGGTGACGAATTCGTCAATTTTCCCAGCGTTGAATTTCAGGTCGCGAGGTGATTCACTTGGTACAGCGTCTTGCGTCGGTTGCGTAGCCATATTGATTCCATAAAAAAACCCGGCGCAGTGGCCGGGTTGAGGTGATCGGGATAGGTCTTATTGGTAAATCAGATCGCTATACTCAGCGAGGGTTAATGAGGTGCTGCCCTTGCCGTCTGGTTGCTTGGCGGTGATAGTCCACTGCCCTGCATCAAGCTCCTGAGACGTGGCAATGACGTATCGGGAAGGTGACTGGACATCGAAACCATCAAACAGATTGAGCTCGATATTTGGGATTGCTGCCGTAAAGCCGAACGCAGTATCAGCACGCGGAGAAGCCGGGTATCGCGCCGTGGTGGCGCCGGATGAGTCCGTCACCTGCACAAACATGGTTCCGGAGAAGTTGATTTGCTCACTGGTCTCGAAGTCATCCCCGACTCGCGACACGATATAACCGGCCTGCTGGTTGGTGTCGTACGTGTCCGGCACCTGAACCATATCGCCAATGTTTACCCACTCGCCGTCCGCCATTGCTGTTACCTGCATGGTCATACGGGAATAGATAAGCCGCTTGCACTCGCGCAGCGCGCGCTCGTCGGCCTGAAAGCGATTCCTGACGTACAGCATTTCGAACTTCTTCGCTTTGGCCGGCGATCCTTCGATGATTGAATTGCCGGATATTCGGTACCGGACAAAGTCCTGCTTATTGGTGTCCGGGTTGCGATACTGCACTTCAACGCCGTCATAGCCGCCAGGCAGCGTCATGTCGTAAGAGAGCGAGTAACCATCAGGCCTGGTGTTTGAGCGGTTAAATATCGTGGCTGCAGACGTCTTTTTGCCGTCTCGGGTGAATGAAAGCACGCCGTTGTCGTCGTAAACCGATACGCTGGCGGCGTCGCAGATAGTCTCCATGCGCGAACCGAGCGACACATCCTCATCGTCAAAGGTGAAATCAAAATACCCCAGACGCGGGTCGATAGCGTCAATTTGAGCCTGTATCTGGTACAGACCGTAAATATCAATGCTCGACTCCGGCTGCTGCCCTACGACCAGCCAGTTAAACAAAGCGATGTCAGCGAATTTACGCGAAGGTCGGAGCGTATAGTCGACCTGTTGTGTCGTCATGTTGTAGCTGATGACGTGGCGGGTGATCAGCGCGTTATACTTCCTGTCGCGCCCGCTCGAGGCGTTCTCAGTGGCTCGTACCTTCACCATTACCAGCGAATCTTCAGCGTGAACGACGTTTGTCCTGACGTTTACCGCATGAATCTCTTCGACCTGCAGCTTGCTCGCGTCGCTGCTGTTGTCGGTCCTCTGGAAAGTGATGGCATAGCGCCCAAACCCGCCGGCAGGACTTAGCTTATCAGTCCGGTTAAACGTCTCCGACATGTAGTCGTGCGGCGTCGTCTGCCGGTAGGTGAACGTCTGTTCCGTTCCCGGGATCAGGTTGTTGTCATTGTCGACTTTCCAGATGTTTACCACCCAGTTAGTTTCGCTGTTACCGCCGAGCCCGGACTGCGTATGCAGCCACAGCTGGCTTGATGGTATCGGCGAGAAGAACGGACCGACTATCAGCGCGGCGTTATCGTTCAGAATGAATTTCGTCGTGTTGATCGTCGCATCCTGAATGGGGATAGAGGGGCCATTCAGATTGTCGAAAGTGAACGTGTAGTAATATTTCGGGTTAACTACGGCGCCGTCGTTCGTCTCAGCAAAACTGATGAGACGCCCGGAAAGTGTGACGTCTTCTGTACGCGTTCCGCCGGTGATCGGATACGTCACGTTAATGGTGAACGTTACCGGGTGCGGCAAAGTCAGGTCAGCGAAGTAGTCGAAGTCAGCTTGTTTGATGATTTTCATCGCAATCTGCCCGCCAGCATATACGCCGCTGATGACGGTGTTTGCTGTCGCAGTCTCGATCGGAAAATCGTCGCTTTCGTTAAGGCCTGGCACTTCCTGTCCGTCGACATCATCGAACTGGTAACCCTCATTCACAACCGGAATGGCCTCTCCGGGATTGAAAAATGTGTAAGAGGCGCCAGCCATTGAACCCAAGTTTGATTCAGAGAATCGCATAGAGGTTTTATCGTAAAAACCGATTCCAAAGCACATTAATTCAGTGATGTATTTCAGATTGTCGATATATTCGAAAATCGACTCCTGCACCAGATCCGGGAAGGAACGAACCTGGCCGAAATTATCCGGCTTGGCCTCGCCATTGCGTGCGATATTAGTCTGCCCCTTCAGGCTGTTATTAGGTGAGGTCTTACTGTTCCCACCGCCAGCATTCGTGTTTGGCTTCGGCATCAGCGAAGACAACACCTTTTGGGTGAACTTGATTGGGTTCAGGTGCTCGAGAGGGTTTAACAACGTGCCGACAAGACCGCCGCTCTTCGGCTGGTCGAAAATTATTACCCGGTCGTCGTCCTGAAGTGCAAACTTCAGATCATCATTGGGCTGCAGTTCTTTGCCGTTAACATTGATGCGGATATCGCGGTGAAAACTTTCCTGCTCAAGCCACTCCGAAAATACCGTGCCGGCTTTAACAATCGCCCGGTCCTTTGGCATCCCCGGAACGCGCTGAATCTCGATTACCGGCATAGGTGTAAAACTCCACTCTGGTAAATAGCTTCTGAATTGTCCGGATGGCGTCGAACCGGACGTGTCCATTTTCCCCGCGACTATGCAGCGCGCGACCGTCAACAATCAGACCTACATGCACCGGCTGACTGCCAACCCATGCGACAAAGATCCCGCCCTCAGTGAACGTGGCGCCCGGCATCCAGAACACGACATCAGCGTCATAGCACGTCATGAAGTCGCGTCCGGATTCGTAATCCACCGTCTGGTGAATTTCGATCCCCAGAACGTGGCGGTAATAGAGCACCACCAGGCCCCAGCAGTCAGCTGCGTCAAAGCTGCAGGCGCGGTTACTCCATGGGATGCCCTCAACCCGCGAGATGAAGTCGTCTTTAAGCATTCTGGAGCCCCGGATATTCTTCGACGGTATACAGCCGCCCGACGTTGCGATTGAGCGGGTTAACGCGCGTCAGGCTGCACGTCACGTCCTTGTCGTCCATCGAGCAGTCGCTGACGTAGAGCGTCCACGACTTGATGGCAGTCGTCATGTCAGCTGCGTCAAACTGCTGGTACGTCGCCGAGATAGGCGTGATGCGCGAATAGGCTTTCCACTGTTTAAGTTGCTGCTTGAAGTCCTGCGCCAGCCGGCCAAATTTGACGGTGCTGTCGAGGATCGGCGTGTTGCTCTGCTGGCTTTCGGTTAACTCCATGCGGCATGGTGTGTAGACCTGGCCGCCAAGCGTTTTGGGGAAAATCTGGTTATTAACGAGCCTGATATAGCCAAAGACCGGGCTGTAAAACGTAATCGTTTCGTACAGGATTCGGTTTGGCCTTCGGCTCTGGAATTCTCTGAGCGTCGGCATTATGGCACCTTCGGTAAACTCTCCGGGTCGCGCCCGTCAGGATAGCCCGTGACAATGATGTCCAGCCCTGAGGACCATGGCGGCGGAAGCTCAACGATAATGTCGTCAAACTCGTCATCTGAGTTAACCAGCTCGCGCGCAACGACATCACCGCTCCACGTAAAAATGGATCCAGACTGTGACCACGACGGCCAGGAGAGAAAGTGCAATTCCTGCACCTCTACGCCTGTGTCTCCGGTCCCGGTGCCAAGCGGCATCGTGAACCACTGATTGCAGTTGTCAAGGTAGTTCGGGCTGCGCAACCACTGCATGAATGCCCGGTGCTGATCCTGTGTGAAGATCCACGTCAACGAGAAGGACGTCTTCAGGTCGTCGGTTAATTTCTGAAATACCGGCGCGCCGACCGTCGGCTGGTCGACGCGAAATCCGGTATCGGTGGTTGGTGATTTCCCTTTCTGGGCCAGCGGCAACCAGTCAGGGTACGGAATTGGCATGTTATCCCCTTGCTTTGCGTGGTGCCTGGTGGTTTTGCTGGATGGCCTGGCCGATGCGCCCGCCCTGGCTGATATCTGCAACAATCATGTCGATCGTCACGCCATTGCCGTTCTGGTTCGCCTGCGCGTCGACAGTTGCACCGGTATAGTTTTGAATGTTGATAGTGACAGGCACGGAACTACCGCCGGCACCGGAATTCATCTGCTTGTTGCTGATAACCTTGCCGTTGTCCCCGGGGATCATGTACTGGCTGCCGTTCGACGCCTGGTAGATTTCTGGCATGCCGCCCTCGCCCACCTGATACGTACGTCCAGCCGATACCGGGCCGCCGTTCTTACGCTTGCCAGCAATACCACCAGCCATCGCCATAGCCGCGATAAGGGCTGCAATACCGATCGCCGCGGCACCACCGAATGAACCGATTGAGGCAACTGCCGCAGCTGGTGTCCAAACCGCCATCGTGGTCGTGGCCGCCGCGGTGCTTGCCGCAGTGGTTGTCGCTAAACCAGCAGTTTGTGCCGCAGTAGTGGTGGCAATCGCAGAGGTTTGCGCAGCAGCCCCCATGACGGCAGATTTCACCCAGTCGACGCCCATCTGAACGAACGACTGAACAACGCTACTCAGCACCGTATTGGCGATATTACCAAGTGCTTCGTTGAGGGTTTGCGTTCCATTGATAATGCCGGTGATACTGCTTGAAACCGTATTCATGGATGTTTGCAAAGTATCTGCAAATAGCTGCGTCGCCATATTTTGCTGTGACCATTCCGCCCACATGGCTGCCGTCCGCTGATCCCGATATTGCTTCTCGATTGCAGCGCGAGTGGCCTCAATTTCTGCTATTTTCTGCGGATATAGTGCAGCATACTGGTTAAGTGACTCCATCTGAGCCTGGAAGTTATTGTCTACTCCAGCTACTGGTGATGCCGATCCCTGTAACTGCTTATAACCCTGGTCGGCTTCTTTCCTTTTCTGGATTGAGATGGCAGCCTTTTCGTTGGCCTCTCCTAGAGCCCTGGCTTCCTCCATTTGCTGCTGAGTAGCTGAACTGCCCAGTGATTGCTGTGCACGCAGACCCGCCTCTTCTATTCTGCGCTTCTCGATTGACTCAGTTGTGAGGTCTGATGCAGCGCGAAGGTTGGCAAGTTTCTGCGCTATGGACTCATCAGCCCTTTCTGCGCTCTTGGTGGCTGATGCGCTTTCCCTTGCTGCTTTGGCGTTGTCTTTTGCAGCCTGAGAGTTGGCCTCTTGTTGCTTGTAAGTTTGAAGGCGGACATTGTAGTAATCCCGGAAAGCCTTTGTTCCTGCTTTTATCCCCTGGTTTTCTGCATCTCGCCACGCTTGAGCCTTTAACTTCTCATCGCCAGTCTGCTTGGTGATGAAAAGCTCCTGCTGAGCCTGTTTGAGGGCCCTGTCCTGACTGGATGTAAGGCTATCAGTCATTTCTCTGAGGGCTTTTAATCGCATCGACGCATCAGTGCTTGTTGACGCAATTTCTAGCAATCTTGACGCGTACTCACGGGCGGTTTTTGCCCCTGAAGATTGCCCGTCCCCAACCCGCTGAAGGGTAACGATCAACTCATTTAATTTCGCATCTGAAGGGTTTTTTGCTATGTCTGACAACTGTTTGGCGAACTCATAGGCCTGCTGATCAGTCAGGTCAAATTTACTTGCCAGCGAGCCTACAGTAGCCATAATGGACTGCATTGTTGTCTGCCCGGCCTGTCCTGAAGCGGCGGCTTGCTTCATTGCCTGGCTGAAATCATCTGTAGTAATGCTCAGCGTAGACAGGTAATCATTAAAGAGTTTTACGCTCGCATACCCGCCACCAAGTGATGATACCAACGAATCGCCAAAACCGATGAAATCCTTCGATGCCTTCTGTACTTCACTTGACACTTTACCAAGCGCAGCCTGAAGCTCAAGCTCTGCCTGTTGGCGCATCAGTGTGGCAACCTGAATGTTGACTCTTGCTAATGCGGCATACTTATCTGAAAGAGCTCCCACGCCGTTCTGTGAGAGAGTTATAACCTTGTCAGTAGTTTCGATCGCATCTTTCAGGGCATCGATTGCATTCTTCCCATTCCCAAGAGAGGCAACAAGGGTGCCAGCGACAACAGAGCTAAGAGCGATGATAGCCCCAATAACAGCCCCACCAGGGCCGAACGCACCGGCAAGCTGTGAGCCCTGCTGAGCGAACGCCACCAGCGCAGACTGCCCACCCTGCACCTGTACGATGAAGTCCTGAACCTGATACCCGGCCTGCTGCATGCTGGACTTCCAGCCCTTGTTGCTGCCCATCGATGTGTCGGCAGCACCTTTCATGTCGAACAGTCGCCCGGTTAATTCGCCGATCTTCTGCTTCTCTTCGTCGGTGGCTTTCGACCCTGCGCGCAACTGTGCAGCCAGGACTGCGGCACTACGCGCGCCATTCTCCTGCGCTTCGTCCAGCACGGCCAACTGGTTACCAAGCGCCTCGATGATGGATTCGGCACGGCTGAATTCACTGCTCGCGCCGCCGGTACCGCTGCGGGCCTCTTCCATTGCGCGGGCGATGCCGCTCACGTTGGTGTTCAGCTTGCGCAGCTGGTTATCCATTGAGTTTGCATAACCGGCCAGTTCAGTAAACGCGGACCCGGTCTGGGATGCACTCTGATCGAGGTTGTCCATTCCCTTTCCGGACTGCTGGGCTGCAGCATCCAGTTTGTCCAGAGCATCAATGGCCTGTTTCCCGCCCTGCAGCAGCGGCTCAACGTCGGCGCTGATTTCATAAACGATGCTACCGGCGTTCTTCTCACCTGCCATGTCATTCTCCGGTTATTGCTTTGCTTTTGCCCTGCGTGCGGCCTGTTTAGCCAGGTATTCGTCGGCGATGCTGTCGTACTCTTCACGAGTGAAGCCTTTCTGGTCTGGGTATTTTGCCGCCAGCAGCATCTGGAATTCGGTCATAGTTAACTGAGAGGCTTCGGCGCGGTTCATCTCAAAGTGGCTGCGTGCCGCGCTGATGTAATCGAAGGCTTTGAATTCGTTCGTTCTCGCACCTGTTTCGTGGCGCTGAAGCTGGCGGACCTTAGCTTTGCCGACGACACCGTGCTGCATAAGGTGCTGCGCCAGCACGATGATGTCGTTCTTCGGCATCTGGCCTGGGCGGTAGACGACGCAGTGCCGCCACCCTTTCCACTCGCCGACCATTGGCGTCAGGTCATCTTCACAACACGCCTGCAGCACCAGCATGCTCGTTGATAACAGCTTCTCGGCAGCGCGGTTGAATGATGGAGACAGCCAGTCAGGAAAGCGCCCCAGCGTGCCAGCGCATACCTCAATCAACTGAGCAACGTCATTGCCGTGGATGATCGCGTACGCCTGCACAATCTCTTCCGGAGTGCCGATCCTCGTCATAGCCTCGAATGAAGGTCGCAACAGGTAGTCTTTCCCGCCTTCGCGGCTGTCGCTGATAGAGAGTTCGCCAATATCGGTTAAAGCGGTCATAGGCCTTCCAGTAAACGGTCATTATCAAGGGCAGCACGCCGCCCTTTGGAATGTCCGTTAGGTAACGGTAACCGTATGCACGGCCACAAAGTTGCCGTCTTCGGTGTTGATGATGATCTGCGCGCTGCCGCTGGCGACACGCGTCACGGTAACCGTGTTGCCGGAGGCGGTGGCCGTTGCCTTGGTCGCATCGGTAGTCGCTACAGTGAAGTCTTTGTTGGTAGCGCCGGTTGGTGCGATGTTCACCGTGAAGGTGCTGGTACCGCCTGCCGTGCCGGTGCTGGTTGTCGGGGTTACCGTCACGCCAGTCACCGCAACTGCAGTGATTTCGTTCACTTCGATGGTGCTGGCGTCACCGACTTTGAACTCCGTAGAGAACGTGACGATGTCATTTGTGCCGCCGTCAGAGCTCAGTGCCGTGATGTTCATATAGCCGATGAATTCAACCGGGCCATACTCCATTCGCACCCAGATGCCCGTTTGACGCTTGGCAGCAAGCTCGTCAGCAAAGTACTTAATGAATTTGCCGACGCCGTACTGATCCAGCTTGTCCTTCTTGCGCACTTCACCTTCAAAACTGAAGGTCAGATCACTGTTGGTAATGATGGTCTCGACATAGCCGCCGCCGTCATCCGCATCAGAGGTTACCGAGTTCGGGTTGAAGTCGAAGCCTTTCGACGTACCAGCTGCCAGTGCCTTCCACTCACTTTCCAGTGGCTTGACGTCCGGGCAGCCATCGGCGACCTCCAGCACGACCGCACCGCCGAACAGGCGCTCGTTCGAGTTCTGGCAATTAGCCATGTGAAACTCCTCTTTGACGTATAAAAGAAATCCCGCCGGAGCGGGTTATTTGGTTGGGATGGCTATTCGCCGTAAGTGCAGGCGAACTGGAGTCGGAAGACTATTCGCCCTTCTTCTGTGAGCACCGGCGCGGGGATTGCGCCCATGTTCTGGATGTAGCCTACGCACTCGTCAGCCATTGGGTTGGTCTGAACGTAATCGACGATGCGCTGCACGGCATTGAGCGCGTCTTTGCGCTTGTCCTTCGCGCCGACGACGTCGACCAGGACGTGATACTCAGAGCCGAGGTCAGTACGGATATTCGAGCCGCCGTTTGGCCTGAACACCATGATCGCCTTCGACAGGTCGCCCGGGTCGTCGTACATCAGCTGCTGCACCATGAAGCCTGTCGTTAGCCCGGCGTCGCCGAACATGTTGCGCACCCGTTCGTGCATCATGGGTGTCATAGCGACATCTCCTTGCGCATCACCGCGTCTACGTTATCGCGCTCGTCATTCGCGCCTTTGGTCAGGAATTGCGGTTCACCATGCGGATCCCAGTAATTGCCCGTTCCGGTCCCGCCACCGAACTCTTTCGGTTTCTGAGGGCCGAACTCAGACCGGTTGCTGGTCACGCCGAAGTGCGCGCGCGGTTGCCCCTTCAGCTTGCCTGACGCCTCATGAACGTACGCGGCATAGTTGGCTGAGTAGCCGATGCGCCCGGTGATGAGCACGCCTCCCGCGTCGATTTCCCGAAACTGGCTGTTAATCAGCGTGGAGGTGTCGATTGGGGTGTAATAGGCCGCCCGTGCACCGATGAGTATCATCGCCGACTGCAACGCGCGGATAACTTTGCGCCCCTTCACGTCGTTGATAACATCATTCAGGTGCTTCTTCGCCTGGCTAATTCCCTTCACTTTGATGCCCATGGCTACACTCCAGTCAGGATGGCGTAATCATCCGCCAGGCGCTCAAACGTGTCGGCGTCGCGGATGACCTGTCGCACTTCGTCGGCACCGGCCACAACCGGGTCCACTTCGGTCGAAACGCCAATCAGCAGGTAATCACCAGCGGCCGCCAGCGCAAACTCCGTCCAGACGGTATTCTTCACGACGATTTCGGCTCCAAGGCTGGCTAACTTCTTGCTGAGACCGCCCTCGTAATCGCAGAGGATTTGCTCAGGCTCGGCATAGCCCAGTGGATCGCCGTATTCATCATTGCCTTCCAGCTTTCGCCAGATAGTCGCCGTGGCTGTATAGCTCCAGTTCGCTACCGATGACATCAGCCCTCCTTCCAGCGCAGCACAACCGTTACGTTTCCGCCCTGGCCTTTAAGTTGCTCACTGCGCTTAATGGAATTCGGTGGGATGCAAGAGTCCATGACGACTTCGCCAACACGATAAAGTTGTCTGTTTTTCAGTAACCCGCCTCGCTTCATTCTTTCCACCTCAGCACCTTCGCGCCAGTCGCCCGGATGCGCGGACAGTTAATGAACCACTCGCCGTCCGTTTTCACGTAGCCGGTAGTCTCCCGCCCGGTGTCGGTCATCACCCATACGCGGGTGAGAGGCTTCGGCTTGCCTTCCGTCACTGCTTTGTAAGTCATCAGCAGCCCCCGACCACCATGAACAGGCCGACGCTGTTACCGGCGCTAATTGGCAGCTCACCGGTGCAGCCGCTGGTATCGAGACTGGCCAGCGAGTCGCGCAACCATGTGATGCTGTCGTCACCATATTCAAACGAGCGGGACGCACCAGACGGCGCACCCTGCGATTTGATGCGGCGCGCACCGGACGACGTAGCCATAAGCGCGGCGGCATACATCAGGATCAGCTTCGCGGTGCACTCGTCATAACCTGCGCCATCGAGACACGGGATAATCTTGTTCACCACGCAGAGGATCGGGTCCAGCAGCGCGCCCGGGATGGAGTAACCCAATTCACCGAGGAACGCCTGCACGTCTGCCGCTGTGATTGGGTCAGCCATGGTTATTTCGCCTTTTTCGATTTAGCGGAGGTGTCTGCCTGCTCTGCCTGCTCTGCCTGCTCTGCCTGCTCTGCCTGCTCTGCCTGCTCTGCCTGCTCTGCCTGCTCTGCAGGATTATCGCCAGAAGTGGAGACCTCAAGCTTGCGATCACCACCGGAAGCGATTTCCACCAGACCAGCGGCTTTCCACTTTTTCGCGGTGTCTTCGCTTACTTCCACCGTTGCACCAACCTCCAGTTTCTGGAGATTGGCACCGGAGAAAAGGTTATCGCTAATCACTTTAACCAGTGCCATATCTCACCCCTTAGCTGTGTGCGTAAATGACGGATTTTTTGCTGTTGATGTCGGTCTTAACCATCAGGCCAGCAGCGCCCCAGGTGCGCCAGATGTAATCGCTGTTGTAGAACGGACGTGGGTCGGCAACAGTGCCGAACGCCTGGCCTACAATTGGAGCAATCACACCAGCAGTCAGCGGAACAATCAGGATCTGGTTGCCTGTCAGCTGAGCATCTTCTTTAATCGCGGCAATGCCGGACAGTTTCAGAAGCTCTTGCAGGATGGTGTCTGACTGGTAGTTGTCGCTGAAGTAGCGCTCCAGGTTGGAGATGATGGCGCTTGACACATACCAGGTCTGCTCTGCGTACTGATTGTTGGTCAGCTTGAGAGTGTCGCGCAGCTTAATCGCCGCGTTACGGATCTGCTCTGCCGTGGCGGAGGCGCTGGTGAAGTCGATATTCAGGCCAGATGCGCCCAGATCAACCATCGCAACGCGCTCATCGTTCTTCAGGCCCTTCCAGGTCTTCTCATCAAACTTGATGTAGTTGCCTTCTGCGTCACGATAGCCGTTGTAGATGTAATCCACATACTGGCGACGGACTTCGTTGGTGGACTCGAACTGAGCATCAGAGATGATGTCGAACGCATCCGGGTTGTTCAGGCGAGGCTCACGCCAGTGGAACTTGAAGCCGGTATCGTGCACCGGAACCATCGTGCCGTCGTACTGGTACTGCACAGCATCCAGTGCCGCACCGATCTGGCCTGACATTGAGGTGTGAGCCCACATGCGGCCGCCGGATTTGGCGTATTCGTACACGGTCTGGTTGATGCGAACCGAACGAGACAGCGGCATCAGGTCGTTGAACAGGGTGAATTCTGTGTTCGGCTGGAATTGACGCAGCACAGTCTGGTCAAAGGCCTTGTACAGATCAGCAGGTGAGCGAACAGCGTTGATGCCATTCAGCTGATTGACTGCATTCAGGCGATCAGCCATTTCCTGCATTACGTTAATGCCCTGATGGTTCAAAGCGGCATTACGCTCCTGCGTCAGCATACCAAACTGGTACTGGTTCACGGCCAGGTTGCCGGTCTTTTCGCCCAGCGATTTAGAATAAACAAGCATTCAGTGACTCCTTACTTAATCACTACGCGAATGAGGTCGCCAGCAGCGGCGGTGATTGAGTGCTCTTCGTCGCAATAGCAGCGATCTGATTCGCCAGTGGCCCACTTCTTCACCTGGCCGTTGACGATTGATAGAGCGTCGCCTTTTTTGTAGGTACCGGCGGCAGCTCGCACATTCAGGAACATTCCAGGCAGCGGATGGATGCCCACCAGCAGATCGTCGACAGCAAACGTGTCATCTACCGTTTTGCAGCGCAGATAATCGAAGTCAGCGACATAGATAATCGCTGTCTCGCTACCATCTACCGACACCTTAAAGACGCCAGCATCGAAGAAGCCCAGGGTGCCGGGCTTGACCGCGGTGGCGCGGCCTTCACGGTTGAGCAGCGGATTAGGGAATACGCCACCGGCGTGAATTACGTGTTTTCCGTCTTTAGCCATTTTTTACTCCGGCATTTCGCTGACTGATTGGGTGTTGGTAGCCTGATTGCGGAATGCACCGTTCAGGCCGAAAGAGGTCTGGCACTTGGCGTACATAGCGTCGAGAGCCTTACCATCCAGATCTGCGACTTCTTCATCGCTCATGTTCATCGCCAGCTTCACAGCCGCGCGCTTTTCGCCTTTCTCTTTGTCGGCGTTCGCGTTCAGGCTGTTGAAAACGACGTCCACGCGATCGGCGAGTGTTTTCGCCCACGCTGGCATCTCTTCGTTATTGGTGGCCTGCTCTTTTTTCTTGGGCTTGCCGGTTTCCGGGTCGATTTCTTCATCGCCTTTTTTCTTGGCGGTGGCTTCTTCGGCCTTCATCTGGTTGTATGCGTCCATCAGCTCGGCGTCGGACTTGCCTTCAGTCGGCTTACCAGCGGCTTGCAGCGCATTGATAATCAGTTCTTTCATCGGATCGTTCTCTCCGTTGGTTTTAATCTCGTACTCAGTGGGTTTGCGCACGACTTCTACAGGTTCGCCGACGAACACGGCCTTGCCGTCGTCATCGATGAGGTACTTCTGCTTCAGGTATTTGGTGTCATTGCGGTAGATGAAGCTATCCGGCCACACCGTTTCAGGCCAAAGCCACTTATCTTCGGTGTCACCCTCGCGCAGCTTGTCGCTGATAGCGCGGGAGATGTCGTCAAAAGAGAAGTTGGAGGCATTGGTGAAGAAAAATTTGGTCTTGTTGAGCAGGCCGTCTCGGGTGCAGTCGATTCCGTCAGCCAGGCGGGCAACTTCGATCTGCTGCTCATCACCTTCTGAGTTAACGAAGATGCCCACGCCCTCCTCCGGCGTACCGGCGCCGGGCTCATCAAGCAGCACCGCCACATGGTCAAACATCATGTTGGTGGCGATCTCGTTGTACTTTTTGCCCTTCGACTCGCCGTTGGCGGCGATACCGGAATACAGCAGGCCGGTGGAGATATGGATCGGGTCGGAGTTTGTACCCGCCAGCATCTCATCTAGGCGGTTGATCAGGCGCTTGCCCTTCTCGCTGGATTCGGCGTACTGCCGGTTAACGTACATATCGCCCGTCACCTTCCCGTCTTTGTGGCTGACGTTCTGTAGCCAGGCCCCGACGTGATACTCGTTCACAGCCCGGACATCGCGCGCCGACACATGCTTGCCATCCACTTTCGGGTGGCCCAGCGGCATCGGGTTACGCTCGAGCGTGTTGTAGGCCTTTTCGATTTCTGCTGCCGGGTACAACTTCCGGTTCATCACGATATCGTCCACTACAGGCGTGATGCCGCGAACCACGATATGTGGCTTGCCGTCTATGGTTTCAGTGGTGATGTTTGAAGCGGAGTTGACGACGGTCAGCACGTTAACGCGGTTGCGTTTCATGCTGGGTCCTCATTGGTGGATTTCAGGCAATAAAAAAGGCCGCCGTGGCGACCTATTTGATGTGTTTAAATTCCCATCGGAATGAGCTGTAAATGTACTCGCCACCATCTTCCCTATCGGTAAGCTTGGCGGTAATTTCAAATTGGCTGCCAATTGGGTAAACCTTCACATCTGACAACTTTTTAGAACACTCAACAGCAAGTGAGGTACTCGCCCATTGTCCTGGAATCGGCCTGATATGAACTTTACCCTTCCTGCCTGACATGCTGGCTGGGTAAAAGCTCTCTACTATCAACTTACGATACGGCTCTTCTGGTTTTGCCATAATTCCTCCGCAAAACCACTTTGTATCATGCCGCTTCGTCCAGTTTCCACTGCTTGCGCTCTTTCTTCAGTTTGTCCGCCAGCCCCTCATTGAAGATGCTGCCGTCGTCGTTGAGCAGCACCGGAATCTGGCTGCAGTAGCAGTTGTACCGGTTGCCATTCTCGGCGTAAAAGTCCCGCACCTCTTCAGTGGTGTAAACCTTGCCGTGGCGGCTGGCGTGCCAGCTGCGCGTCGTTGGTTTGAGCGCTGACAGCCACAGCAGGCCGGTATTCAGCCCTAGCCTGTCGGCTGCCCAGTCCGTTTCGTTCCATTGCGCCTGCCGCAGCGCGCCGACCTGCTCAGTCTGAGCGATGGTCTTTGCCTTCGACATCGACACATCGAGACGCTTGCTGATGACGCTAGCCATCTCGCGAGGGTTCACGCCGCGCGCAACCGCATCGGTGATAATGTTGGTCAGGTCGCCGCGGGCGGTATCGCTGATGACCTTCCAGTCGCTGTACGTTGTCAGCCTGGCCGCTGCCACCTGATTAAGATGTCCGGGGCTGCTTAAAAGCTGCTGTAGCGTGGTTTGACTAGCGTACACCTGCGACTGCTGCGAGAGGTTGTTGAAGGCCTCCAGCGTGCCGCGCTGCACCTCAGCGACGACGTAATCCATCGCCCACAGGTTTTGCTCACCACCATCCAGCAGGTAATCGTCGAGAATGCCCTGCACCGCCTCAAGTAGGTCTGTCAGTTCCCGCGCCGACATGTCGTAGATGAACTTGCCAGCGTTGACCTGGTAGAGGCGCATATCCGCGCCGTTATCGTGGCATAGGAAATGCCAGTTATGGCTGTTTACCTCTCGCTCTCTCCCGGTCAGGCGCTGGTCGAACAGAGCCTTCAGCGCGCGCTTGATGCCGAGATACCGCTCCTCGATATCCCGGTACATCGCGGTGACCTGCTTTGCCGATCGGGTCGGGTCAACCTTGCTGCGCGGAACTATCGGCAGCCCCACCTTTGCCGTCTGTTCTGGTGTCATCGGCCAGTGGATCATCGGTAGTCACCTTTTCGTCCGGTTTCGGTGGTTCTTTTGGCTCCGGCAGCGGGTCAAGCCCAACAACTTCGCGCAGCTCATTGGCTGTAACAGGCGGCTCACCGCCATAGAAGCCAGTGGTTTTCTGCACGATATCGGCCAGCTTAGATGCGTTCTCGATCTTCTCTTTCTCGCCGGGCGCCAGAAGGTCGCTCCATGAGATGGTGACCTCGCCTTTGGTCGGTGGGTCAATAATGCCCAGCGTCCAGAAGCGCTCCAGCAACGCGGTGATGCGGTCTGTCAGGAAGCCATTGCGGCGCGTATTGCGGCGGATAGCCCAGTCCGTTTTATCCTCGTCGCTCGCCAGTCGCCCGGTCTGCTGACCGAACAGAATGGTGAACGGGATTTGCACGGACGCGGCCAGTTCGTTCGCAGTGACCTCCCAGGTCGGCCCCGGGTCGCCGGGCGTTACGCTCAGAACGTGCATCTGCCCGGCCTGCATCACGGCGGCCGCATCGGTACCGCGGTTAAGCTTGTTGACCTTGTCGCCCATCGCTTCGCCGAGATCGGCATAGCCAGCCTGCTTTGCCTGGTCGGCCAGCGTAGCCATGTCGGTTTCTTTGCTGAACTCGACGGCAATCTGACGACTGGCGTTCTTCAGGAAGCCCTCGGCACCACCGCCAGAAATTTTCTCGATATCGAGGCCTTTGTTGAAACCAGCCTCCAGCAGCGGGATGCCGGAAAGCACGTTGTCGTCTTCAGATCCTTCGCAGAACAAGATAACGCGGCTCGGGTGTACCGGTTCGCCGCGCATCGGCCCAACAAATGGCTCATCACCGACCGGCTGCTCGTTGAAGTTGAACATCTTCGGCTGGCCGAACGTTACAGACTGACGGTCGTTATCCCATTCGGCGACTGTTAACTGCGGCTCCCATACCGGGATAAGTTTTACCAGCGCTGACTCGCCGAGTCGTTTTACTAAAGCAGTATCGACTTCCTGATCCCAGTTCCGATTGTCTTTGACCTGCAGCAGCAACGCGGAGTAACGCCCGACCATGTTGCGACGGTCAGCATCCTTAACCTTTGGCCACAACTTCTTCATGAACTTGGTGACTTTCTTTTCCCAGGCGTTTGTTTTCTCCGCTTCCTGCGCTTCATCACCGTCTACTATTACCGGGTAATCCTGCCAGCAACCATCCAGCAGACGATGAACCACAGCGAAGCCAGCGGCGTTGCGGCGGTACATGTTGTAGAAGTCGTTGAAGGTGATCGTGCGCGGGTAGCCAAATTCCTGGTAAAGCGTCGGGCGCTTCGTGTTGCCGCCACCGATGCCGATGGCATTCAGGTAATTTGCTCGCCTCATTTCAGTGGCGAGGTTGTTCACAGCCAGTTTAAGGCCGTTATCTTGTTCGCTCACTGGCGATGCTCCTTAGAAGAATACTGTGCCGACCTGCTTACGGTTGTTCTTCGTCACAGCGAAGTAACGGAAGCTGTCAGCACCGTGTGAGGTGGCGTCATGGAGAGGTTTGTCTTTCCAGCATCCGCGCTTGTCGTCCCACTCTTTCCGGTATCCCTCAAGGTGGGATATACCCTCTGAGCATTTTTCCTCGTCAAATACACAGCGCGGGAGGATTTCACGTGCCGACTCAATGCCGGTATCGATGCCGGCTTTCGGCACAACGCGGAAGTTTATCGAATACATCTGGCCGTCAATCTCGTAACCCTCGCGCGCCAGCTCTTTGCGTGACTTCGCATCAGCAGCAAACTCGCGGTTTTCGATGTCGTGCGGACCCCAGTGCTCGCCGTACTCATAGCCGCGGTCTTTCAGCACCTTCATGTAGTGCCTCAGCCCCTCGCCGGAGTTTTCGTAGTAGTCGATGATGTGGAACTCTTCGCCGACCTCACGAACGAACCATATCGCCGTGGAGTCACCCACACCGATATCCCAGAACGTGTGCACCGGCAGGTGTGAGTTATCCGGGATTTGCCCGATCCGCTTGTTGGTATAGAGCCATCGAAACTGTTTGGCATAGTACGCGCCCTCGACAGATTGCTGGAACGCCTCGGCCGGAATGGTCGGGTATTCGCGCTTCATGTCGTCGCCGAGCGTTTTCTCTTTGGCGTAGTACCAGGCTTTCTGGCGATCGTTGACGACTACGCCGTGCTTCGCTTTCATCTCAGCGAAGTAGTCAAGCAGGCGCACCGGCAGCGATTCAACCGGGTCGATTGCGTACTGTGGGTTCTTCCACCAGGAGAAGAAGAAAAACTTCCAGTCCAGCGCTGATAATGGTTTTCCCTGCAGTAACGCCTTCTCTGCCGTCTGGCAGTATTCGAAAAAGTATCCCGCCCGGCCCTCGGCTGTGCTCTCGATAGTAGCGAAGCATCCAGTCGAAACCGCCTCAAACGCACCAGTAACGATTTCACGGGCTTTATCCGGATACTTGGCGCATATCTTCCCGAACTCGGAAACGTGCAGGTAACGCAGCGTACCGCCACGAAACGACGTGCTGACGTAGAGTGAGCCGCCCTTCTTAAAGACGAGCTCGCCGGAAGAGTCATTGCTGGCCGGGTTGGCCGCTTTTATCTCAACAGGCAGCTTGTCGTATGCGTACTTCACCTTTTCACGGAACAGGCGCTTTGCGTCATTCAGCGTGTGGGCAATCAGCGCGCACTTCGCCGACTCAAACAGGGCCGCGTCGAGCTGGATGATGCACACCTCTGTGGTGAAACCGAGCTGGCGAGCTTTCAGAATGATGTTGCGGGTGTGGATCCCCTCGAAGTATTCCCGCTGCTCAGGCGTCATCCTGAACCGCGTAGGCTTACCCTCTTTGTCGGTAATCCAGTAGAGATTATTCAGCCGCCAGTCTTTATCGGACAGCAGCTTGAGGTGCTCAGGTTTCATTACGCCCCCTGAGACAGTGAATCCATCAGGTTAGACAGGTCATCAACCGTCTTATTGCCTTCCTCGGTGTCGAGGTTATACGCCTTGCGCTCAGCGTTTATCACTTTGATTTGAGCATCAACACCTGCCGTGATCGAGCGAGACATTGAGGCGTGGTTTTCTTCCGTGATATCTGCATCTTCGAGGAAGTCGCGCAGCTTATTAGTGATGCCGCGCCATGCCGCCAGACTTTCTCGATGAGCCATGACTACAGCGGCCGCCTCATCGGAGGCCTGGTCAATAATCTGCTCATCAGTAACCACTGGTGACTGGTTACTGTCTTTGGTTACCGACTTGGTTACCTTGGCTTTCGTTGCCGCTCTGACCTTTTCCGTCAGGTCGCGCTGCCATCCCTCTTTGTTAGCTCTCTTCAGGATGGTAGCGTGGTTAACGCCATGCTTTTCACCGATGGCCCTTACTGACAATGAACCAGCCCGGTAAGCCGATTCAATGGCCTCCCAATCTGGTTTGCTCATTGGTTACTCCGTTGTTTGCTCTGCTGGCTGTTAGGTCTGCTCTTCCGTTACCGGCGTGAACTCCACGCGCTTTACATCGGCCGGAGCGAAGTACATCCACTGCCCAGTTTCCGTCGCCAGCGGCACAAAGCCGTTAACCAGCTCAGGCTGACGTCGTGACATCTTGCCCGTGAAGGTTTCGCCTGTTTGGGTGGTTAGCGTGATTTGGTAGATGTCGGACATTGAGAGCCTCTTGATGAGCTTGAGGGATGTCGCATTAATTTTCCTCTTCATGAGGATATAACTTATCACTCACTGTAGGAGCAGGGGTCGCCTGACTCGATTTTCCTATAGGAGGTAATATGTCCCAAAACCAATTTTTCGAACTCGCAAAGGCCTATGCCGACGGCATCAATGCGATCATTTCTCTGATTTGCCTGTTGATTGCAAAGCACTACGGCGTTCTTCAATACTTCTAATCCCCGCCTTATCCAGATTGCACTGCCCCAGCGCCGTGTAGAGCTGCGCGTTTAACTCCAGACTTGCCTGCCACGTGAACGGAACCACCATTCTGGGGATCGGCGTGTCTGCTGTCAGGTCAGCGCTTATCGGCACCACTGGGGCCGGTACGTAAACTGTCTGCGTATTCCCGCAGGCTGTCAGCAGCGGCAGAAGGAACAAGCTGGTTAGCACACGGATCGCCTTCAAGCGCCTGCCTGATGTAGACAATGCGCGTTTCGCCTTTCTTGGCCAGTTCGTTCTTAGCATTCTGGGTAGCCTGTGAGATGTCACGGATGAGGTTCATCGTGGTAATCACGTTGTTGGTGATCGCCTCTGATGTGTCTGCCCGGACCGTCGCTTTATCGCGCTGGTCTTTGTAGGTGATGGCGTTGTCGCGATAGTGGTTCACGAAGAACGCCAGCACGCCGATTAGCGCCAGCACAATCAGTTGCAGCCAGTAACGCTTAACCAGTGCGCTAATCACGACAGGAACAGAGCGCGCTCCGCCTCACGCCGACGGGTCAGGCCGTTCAGGACTTTACCGCCAGCTTTATTCCAGCGCAGGAACTCATTGGCAGCGCCAGCGTAATCACCGGCGTTGAGTTTTCCCAGGAGAGTCGATGTCGACAAAGACCGGGCGCCGAGGTTGTACGTGAACGACACCAGAGCATCGAATTGCCCCTGAGTCAGACCGACTTTAACCAGGCGGGACACGTCATTTTCGTAACTGACCAGCCCTGTCTTCAGCAAACGCTCTGCCGTTTCCTGCTTAATCGTCATCCCTGCGCGGATCGGTTTACCGTCGACAGGCTGAGTCCATCCGTATCCGATCGTCCACACTCCGACGCTGTCCTGGTACGCTGTGAGTTTGCAGCCTTCGAACTGCTTGATCAGGGCAATGCCTTTATCACTGGTTTGCATCACCGCCTCCAAAGCGAGAATTAAACACCCGGGAAGCCATAACCTTAACCTGCTCTACGCCAACAAATCCGAGCGCGCCGCCGATAGCAATCGACAGAGACTGTGGAAGGTTGAAGTAATCAAGAGCAGATACTGCGGTAAGAGTCAGAGCCCCACATATGGCTCCTTCAAGAAGCATTTTCTTCCAGCCGCCACCACCGTAAGCGATTCGCAATGCGGCCATGGCAACCGATAGCAATACGGCACCCATCGGCGTTTCGCCACGCCACCAGCTGTGGAGTAGTTCGATAAACTCCGTCCAGGAGTGGGGATCGTTATGCATTTTCATAGTCTCTAACCTCCGGCTTAAAAGCGGGGGCTGTGTGTTTGAAATGGGTCAGGCCCTCGGGACGATTTAACAAGAAGGCGTGTCGAGGATGGTTCCCGGAGCCTGAAATAAAAAAGCCCGAGACAAGCGGGCAATATGGGGGTAAGGCAATGCCGGCTCTATGGCCGAAGGGTCCCAGGCAGTGGGTTCTGTGTGCGGCGTGCCGCAAATAAAAAAGCCCCGCACGATGGCGAGGCTGTTAATTCTTTGTCGACCTACGAAGCTATGGCGACGATATCAGATTTACATGAAATATATGCGTTTCAGTTCGGTTTTGCAAGACTTACATCTAAATTTGTCGCCTTTTGTTGTGAACGTGATCGCGTTACGGATATAAGTGCACCGCTATCGAGCCGCTTAAAGGTGGTTCGCATTAACAGCCAATGAGGCAGATACGTTTCCGTCCAGGTGGATTTCGCCACGCCAGCCAGTTCTGCCAGTGCCTGGTATTCGTACGTTTCCCGCCCAGCCAGCTCCGCTTTGACGTCCTGCGCCGCCAGCCAGATAAGTTTCTTCAGCCGCTCAATCGTCTTGCCGGCTACCTTCTTCGCGCCGAGCTGTTCCCGGAACTCCGCCCACACCCACTGAGTGATCATCACCTGGTACTCGAAGCGGATATTCTCGCTGTAGTTCCACAGCAGCCAAGCTTTCTGATGGTCTTCCAGCGACAGGACGGCGCGGCGCCACGATGCGGTAACGAACTCAATCGGCCCGACCAGCGCGATGGATGAGCCTTTGGCGCGGGACTGGCTGCCGCTCATCGCCGGGCCGTCCGGGTTAACTTTGCGGCCGGTGACCGGGTCGGTGATTTTCTTCCGGCCCCGGCTGCGCGCCGTCGCGGTGAATTGCGCGTTTTCGGCGAAGGCTACCAGTTGCCCTTTTGTCGCCCCGCTCAGATCTGCGGTCGCCACAATGAGCTGCTGACGGACGTATTCCAGTTGCTGACTGTTCATGCGGCTTCCTTCTGTGGCTGGTTGGTTTTGGTCTGGCTATGCTTTGCTACTGGTAGCATGCTGGCGCGCTTTACGCTTTCTGCCTGGTACTGGAGGAAGTCGTTGTGGTTCATGCTGCCTCCTGCTGTTTCAGTGCTTTGAGCTTGGCGCGGTATTCATCTCGGATCCGGATGAAGTCCTCACGGCGGTAGTTGGTCATTTCGTGGGGGCCGTTGAGCCAGTCGACGTATTCCTGCCCGTAACGAGCAACCAGGCCAGCTTCGTATTGCTGCGCGACGGTCGCCTCTTTGGCGGTGTATTTCCCCGCTCCGGCATTACACGATTTGCACTGCTTATGGGCATTGCGCTCTTCAAAGCGCAGTTCAGGGTTAGCGCCGACCGTTTTGAAGTGGCCGCAGTCCCACTGGCCACCATGTAGATCCGGGGGATTGGTCTCTCCGCAACTGATACATGGCAAGTCAGCATCACGCGCACGGATGTAGGCGTTGAAAGCCTGCTGAGCCTGCGCTTTGTAGTAGCCGGCAGGCCGCAGTTCTGCCAGTCGCTCCTTACGGCGTTTGCGCCCGGCCTTTTCTGATTCCTTCTGCTCTTTGATGCGCTTAGCCGCGGCCTTAACCTTCTCCTTTTCGCGTTCTTCCATCGCGAGGATTGCTCCGTGCTCCGGGCTGCACCACCGGATCCGGATATCGTGGAATTTCGGCACGAAGTATTCACCGCATACTTTGCACTTACGGCGGGATGGTTTACGCATGACCTCTCCTCGCCGCGAGACGCAGCCATTTCTGATCCACCAGGCGGGCGGTATAGCCCTTCAGTGTCGGGATGTCGGACAGCTTAACCTCAGGCTTACGCTGGCGGCGAGCCGGAACGCGGAAGATTTCGTTTGTGATGACGCGGGAAAGTGGAGTAGACATCAGGCCTCCTGCTTATCGCGCAGCTGCTGGTACTCGCAGCCGTTCGGGATTGTCAGAGCCAGGCCGAACTGAGCGCACCACATTTCAACCTTAACGAGGAAGATATGCATCTCCCCGGTATCGAGGTCGGCGGTGTGGCGCGGCTCCCAGGTAGTAGTTTTCTCGCCAGTGATGAAATCGGTGTAAGTCACCTCTTCGCAGCCGAGATAGGTTTTTTTGAGGTTGCGCTTAACCCACTCCGGAGACGCGTCGGTGCGTCCGGAGTTAATCAGGTATTCGCTGATTTCCGTGTACCACATGTGGCTGAGCGCGTTCTGCGACAGGCTGCGCTTCTCGCGCCATGGCTTAACCTGAAGGCGGAAGCATTGCCCGGCATCCAGCAATGGCTGAATCTGCTGGCCTATGGCCGCGAAGTTACCGCGATGGAGTTTGATGCCGTCTACTGGCAGAGTCATACGGCCTCCTTAACGGAAACCGCAGAATGCAGAAAATCGCAGGTGCCGATAAGCATCTGTGACAAGGTGAGGAGTTCAGATTGTGGTCGCATTTAAGTCCCCTTAAATGCGCAGAAGTCACCGGAGTTGTTCAGGCTCCGATGACTTAATTATGGCTGGTTGATTATTGAAAATCAAACCACAATTCCAATACTTAGTTTTCTATGATAACTTTCTGTTTTCTTAACAAAAATGAACACACATCCATTTTCTGGGGAAAGAAATGCTTGATTTTTTTAAGGAACTATTAGCAGCGTCAAAGGCAAATGCATTAGAACGGATTAAAAACCCCATCATTGGCGCTTATGCTTTCTCATGGGTTGCATTTAACTGGAAAAGCATTCTTATTACCATCTTCAGTGATAAGAATATCGAAGATAAAATCGGATGGATAGCTCAAAATTCGGATATTAGAACTAGCCTAGGATATCCAGCCATTATGACAGGTATAATATTAATTATCCTTCCCGTTTTTTCTGCCATTGTCACTTTTGCTCAAAATAGACCTTTAAGCTATGTGATTAGAAAGAACTACTCCAGAATAAAACTGAACCTCCTAAATAAGATTGATACCGAGCAACTAAGAGCAAGAGCTTCAATCGCTTTTAATCGAGAGTTGGCAAATGAAGAGTTAACCGTCCAGCAACTTAAGGCGCAAATACAAGAAACTAAAGATGAAAGCTCAAGCCTGAAGGAGAAGTATCAGTCCCTTCAAGCTGAGCATAGCGTACTGCAAGGAAAGCTCTCTCAAGCAGAAAAAATGCTTGACGATTATCAGGAAGTAAAAAACCTCCTTAACCAAAAAACACAGGAGGCTTCACAGAACTTTGCAACCAATCAAGAATTATCCAGAAAACTTAATGATGTTACCAAAATAAACTACGATCTTGAAGGCACCTTAAATAGGCTTAAAGAATCACTCCCTGAACTTTTCCTCGGAGTTGTGATACATGGACAAGAGCAATTAAATATACAATTTATCAATAGAATAAAAGAAATTAGAGATAAGCCAAACGATGATTAGCACACATTAGAACAACCAATGCTAACAATAAAATAATAGGCATCGTCATGCATAATCAACGGTGCCTAATTATTTTTATCACAACCTGTTAATTATCTTTCCTAAGCTGCTTATCCAGCTCAACCCACTCAGCCACTTCAGGGTCGCACTTAGGGCAGTACGTTGAAGGCCGAGGAGGATAGGTCAAGAGTTGCTTATACGGATGTGTAAGTCTCCTGGTATCCTGGTGCCTCTGGCAGAACCCATGCTCGCCACCATCCGGAATCACCGGAGAGTTGCCATCGGCACCCTGAAGCATGGCGGTGCGGAATGCATCCAAAGCTGCGAGCATGAGAGCCTCGTAATTGCCACTCCCTAATTGACCGATATCGATATCTTCATCACGCTCGCTGATAATGCGATCAAAGTGGTCAAGGAATCCAAGCTCACCTTTAACCGCCATTACCGGGTGTGGTTTGCATTGCTCATCCTCAGGCACAGATACCGGCGCTGGCGGGGTGGCATATAGCAGCTCCTTTTGTCTGCTTAGATGGTGAGCATTAAGTGGGTCGATATATCCCTGGTCTTGATAATTCCACTCACCCATCCCATGAATGCCATCAGGAAGGTAACGCCAGCGCATAGCCGCAGGCTCCGCTTCGAGCGATGTCAGTAGAGCATCCATAGCGACGATAGCCATCCCAAACATGTCGTACTGCTCTTTGTCTTCTACAGGATCATAGTCCTGTTGCCAGCACTCGAATGCGTTGCGGAGGTCTTTGGCCTGCTCTCTGGTAATAGTGCTCATGCGTTAGCCCTCAACCTTGTTGCCACACATTGGGCAATGGTTAAACTTATTGGCAAAGCCTGGGTGCGGGATCGCGTAATGACGCGTGCGCTCATTCCAGTCGGCGATTTTCTTTTCAAACAAGGCCACGCTTTGCTCCCAGTCGCCATGATAAATCTTCGTTGCGCCGATCATCCCGGTTACACAGCGGAGGCATTTTTCAGCCATTTCACTCTCCTTTTCCGGCTGCGGCGTTAACGTGAACAACCTCAGCAAGACAAGCGTTCCAGGTATCTCGAAACGTTGTCGCTATCAGCCATTTTTCATAACCATCTAGGCAGGAGGCCAGATTATCTGGAGCCTTTGGCGGCAATTGCACCTCCCGCGCCTCCAGCTCAGCAATCCGCTTCTCTGCAGCTTCCAGCTTGCTGCTGTGTGCCGCTTGCCATGATTCCCACATGCCATCCAGCTCGGATTCATCATCGTCAATCTTGTAGCCGTCGCCATCACGCCAGTATTCCCAGCCGAAGCGCGGAGGATTTCCGTTGTGATAATTAACTTCCCACCATGCTTCAAACTGTTCGCGCAGGGACTGTTTGTTGATGTTGCTCATTGGGCGGCCTCCGGTTCCTCTGGCATTGGTGCCCAGTGAGTGATAACAACATCGTCGATATCGATATCACCGTTCTGGAAAGTCCATTGCCAACTTCCAGTCTCTTTTTGCCCGAAGGTCATCCACATTGAGCGCCAACCAATCAGCCACCCCTCACCGGTTGAATCGAAAAGCAGAACCGTGTCATTGGGTGATGGAAGGCATTCATGCACGGAGAATGCTTTTTCTTCCAGCGCATCGCGCCATGAGACAGCCGCGAGCTTTCCGCCAAAGATTGTCATACCAGCGTTTACTGCTGGCTCTTTACCATCCTCAAAATCTACGACAAAAGTCACTTTGCTCATGACTGCACTCCTTTGCGAAGCTGGGCGGCAAACTCTTCCAACCACTCAACCATTTCAACCTTGCCAACCAGGTCAGACTCAGGGAATTTGTGGCAAACTCGCTGCGCTGTCTCGAAGTCCTTGTACTGAAACTCTTGAGCCACCACGTTTTTTGCTGTTGCGATAGCTGCATCCACACCCTGCGCCCGCACTTCAGCCAGGATTGCGTCTGTTGTCGGGGTTTCATGACATGCACACTTCAATTCACTAATTGTCTGCATATCGATAATGTCGCCGTCCGGCTGCTGGATTAAATTCCAGCGCCGATAGATTTCAGCGGCCTCATCAGCCAGAAATATTGCTGCAGCCTTCAGCCCCGCATTCTCCGCAGCCAGCGCCGCGCACCTGACATCCGCTTCAGCAAATTTACGCACCAGGTATTCGGCGTTCGTTTCGTTAACCCTCATGTCACCTGGAAAGCACTTACCACGCAGAAAACCTTCCATCTCAAATAATTTCATACACCTACCCTCCCCCAAACCATCAATACTCGCTTCATAGCCGCGCTGTTGCGGCACTCCTGAAATATTCCGTTGGTGCAGCTGCGCGCCGTACCAGCCTGTTCTTCCGGCGTCGCCAGGCGATAAGTCACCGTTCGCCAGACCTTGCTCACGCGGACAATCTTGCGGGACCGTTCCAGATCGATAGCATTCTTCGTGATGCAGTTGATGGTCATGCCGCACTCGGCGGAAACATCCTTCGCAGTGAAGGTCCGGTGCGTTTCGAGATAACGCAGAATTGCCTGTTTGCCTTTCATCAGAAGCCCCCTTTCTTTTTCGGCTGCTGCTCTCGCCCGCGGCGTTCTGCGGCGGCGGCCTGCTGGTCTGTGTCGTAAATTGCCCCGTTGATCTGATTGCAATAAACCGTTCCGGTACTGCCGTGGCGGTTGAGTCGCAGGATTAACTCGGTTTCTCCAGGCGGCACGCTGTCATCGAAAGCACCTTCCCGGTGGATGCCAACCCAGTAGTCGCAGTCCTGCTCAATCTGTCCTGTGTCGCGGGAATCGCTCGGTAACGGGCGTTTATTCACTCGCTTCTCCAGTTCGCGGTTGAGCTGGGTCAGCAGCACGACGACGCAGCCAAGCTCTTTGGCGAGGTTCTTCAACCCTTTGGTGATCATCCCGTAGGCCAGGTCATTACGGTCTGCTTTTTCGGCGGTCATCAGCGTCAAGTAGTCAACCAGAATCATGCCTACGCAGCCTTTCTCGCGCTTAATTCGACGGCATTCGGTAACGATATGCGCAAGTGACAGGCCAGGAGTGTCGTCGATGTACAGCATGTCGATTTCACTCAGTCGGCCGGCTGTAGCGATCGCCTTCTTAAAGTCGCCGTCGTAGTCTCCCTGGTACTGATCATCGGCGTCATCCGTGGCGGGCATGTAAAAAATGCTCGGATTTACGCCGGACTTCTGACCAACCAGTTTTTCGAGGATCTGGTCGCTCGGCATTTCCAGGCTGAACATCAGCGCTGGCTTTTTCTCACTAACCGCGCAGTTGATTGCCATCTGCCCGTACAGGGTTGTTTTGCCCATTTTTGGCCTTGCGCCAATTACGAACAGAGAGCCTTTAACCAGACCTTTCGGCGCCAGTAGCCGGTCAAGTGACGGGATACCGGTACTCATCCCGCGCTGTTCGCCTGAGGGGTCAAATCGTTTCTCCAGATCCGCTACCCAGTCATCCATAACATCCCCGAACGACCGCAACCCACGGCGACTGCCGGTTTTTGAATGGTCTGCGAGTTGGGTGAAAATACCCTGAATGGCCTCGTACTTCTGCGTGGCACTCATGCCATTGCGGGAATACAGCAACTCAGTAGCTTCGGTCAGGCGGTTGATACCGTAGCGCTCCATTGCGGCTTCCCGGACTGATGCTGCGTATGCCACGATGTTTGCAGCGCTGGGAGTGTTCTTGGCGATCTCCGCAAGGTAAGCAAAGCCACCTACCTGCTCCGCGAGCCCTTTGCCTTCAAGCGCGTCGAACAATGTCAGACCATCGACTGGCTTGTTGTCGCGGAACATCTGGCGCATCTCGGCAAAGATCAGCTGGTGAGGTCGGCTGTAGAACGACTCAGGCTTGAGCATCGCCAGAACCTTCTGGACTCGCTCGCTGTTGTCATCATCCAGCAGCAGGCCACCGATAACGCTCTGCTCTGCTTCGAGGTTTTGTGGTACAGCCATGAATTCAGCGGTCATCACGATCCCCCTCGCGCACTTCGATGTAGAGCTTTTCGGTCAGGAACTTATCGAATTTCATGCGGCGCCAGGTCTTCCCGGATTTCTGGTCTGGTCGGTCTTCAAGCATCCATCGGCAGTTCTGAGCGATGTAGCGCAGATAACTTCTGAAACCGTCCATGTCCATCGGCTTGCCGTCCAGGTTGCGGGCAATTTTGTTAGCCTTACCCCAGAAGGTGCGGATGAGATTGCGTCGCTCATCAGTTAGGCATCTCCATCCCCGAGCTTCAGGCAGTTCGTCTTTCAGGCATTGCCATACTTCATCGCATGACAAACGGGACTTTTTCTCTTCAGCGGGTTTCTGGTCATTTGCGACATACTTACTACCGTTAGGTAGTAAGTTATTTAATATATTGTTATCTGTGGACACTGGCTGGACATCGGCTGGACACTCCACCTCCGCAGGCATTGATATAACTGCGTTTGCGCTGGACACTGGCTGGACATCGGCTGGACAAGAATTTGACTGATATTCGTCATATTTGACCACTTTTAGAACAGTAAAACGGTTGTTCGATTTGGTGGTGATCATGCCCAGGTTCTGGAATTTACGGAGCAGTGATTTAACGCGATCAGCGGTCAAACCCGTTTCCATTGCCAGTGTGTTACGACCGGTAATGAACTCTCCGCGTTCGCAGATCACATCGCCAACATCAGTCGAAACCATTGTCTGTTCGTGATTAGCGCGCAGGAGCAGGTGAACCCATAAATGAGCCGCCTCAGCGTCCTTGTAGAACGGCACATCCATAATTTTACGGTGCAGCAAGGCAAACCCCTTACCGTCATTCGTGCGCGGTTTCTGGAGCCTTCTGGCCTCTCTGGCTTCGGCTAAATTAGATACGTTACCCACGGCCACTCTCCTTACGTTTCAGTTCTTCCAGAATGGCGCGCATCTTCTCTGCCACAATCGGGTTAACCGAGCGGATGAAGCGGTCGCGGGTTATGTTTTTATGTACAGCGGTATGGTAATAGCGTGGATTTTTTGCCATTATTCCTCCTGCAACTACTCTCGTTTTTGCACCTGAAAGCCGTTGGTGTTCCAGCACCGCGGCTTTCGCCATTTCAGAGCAGACCTGGCTGCTGCTGCACGCGCTTAACGCGCTTCTTTTCGAACTTGTCAGACGGAACCTGCTGTTTCTCCGCCCAGAGCTTCGCGTGTCGTAACACGTCATCGAAAATCCTCCCCTTGCGACTGGCCTGTGACATACGCTTGTACATATCGACGGCCTGAAATGCCCCCCCCTGAGCCACCGCTACGGTGAATCCCTGTTTAATAAGCTCATCACGCACATGCTTCTCGATGAATTCGATGTGGTTCATAGCGGCTAAGCCTCCATTTGCCCTTTCTCGGAATCCCGGTTAGAAATCAGGATGGCCAGCAGAAGCGACATGTTCGGGACCAGGTTCTCCCGCCACCGGCTTACGGTTGATTTATTCACGCCAGCTACTTCGGCGATCTTGGTAGTCCCAAGATCTGCGATTTGCCGCTGCACCCAGCTCTCAATTCGTCGTGCCTCCGCTTTGTTGCGTGTCGTTAAGGTCTCCATTTGCGATACTTCCTCTGAATTAATTGGTTATGGCCGCCGGTCAGGCGGCTGTTGATTTATTTGGCTCGTCGCCAAAGAGAAGCCATTCAGGCTCGCACTTAAGAGCGCGAGCCAGCTCAACCAAGTAACGCGGGCGCTTTGTTGTCCCAGCCTCAATGGCCTGGAGAGATTGCTGTTTCATGCCAGCCAGCTTCGCCAGCTGATCCTGCGACAGATTCATCTCTTCACGTTTTTGCTTGAGTCGTTGAGAAATTGTTTCCATATCTCCTCCACAGTTTTATCTGTATTCTCTGACAGTTATTTCTGTTTGTCAATTACAGTTTTAACTGTGATTATCAGGGAGGACAGAGAGAGGTATTTATGAGCCTTGCGGATCGCGTAAAGCAGAAGAGAATTGAATTGGGGTTAACCCAGGCAGAAGCAGCTGAAATGGCCGGTATACGGCAGCAATCCTGGCAGAGCATTGAAGACGGGAAAACACTTAAGCCGCGTAATATAATTGGTATAGCCAAGGCTCTTAAGTCGGATGCTGACTGGCTAATGAATGGCGGCGCTTTTATGCCGGTGGCCGAGGTTAACAGCAGGAGAGTCCCGTTGATAAGCTATGTACAGGCTGGCGCCTTAGCTGAAAAAAATCCCATTGAGGCTTTCGACGGGAACCTCGAGTACATCCTCACGGACTCTGATATTTCTGAATATACCTTCGCGCTGCGCATAGAAGGTGATTCGATGGAGCCTGATTTCAAGGCCGGTGACATCATCATCGTTGATCCCGAGGTTGAGCCAACTCCCGGGGAGTTTGTTGTGGCCAGGAACGGCGGAGCGCAGGCAACCTTCAAAAAATATCGCCCAACATACATTGACCCCTTGGGCTGCCAGCACTTTGAACTGGTCCCCCTAAATGATGATTACCCTGTCATTAACAGCGATCACCAGCCATTGACCATCATTGGCGTTATGATTGAGCATCGCATCTACCGCAGAAAGCGATAGCACCCCTACCTCCTGTAAAAAATCACCGGCTAAGGCCGGTTTTTTTTCGCCTGAACAAAAATATTTTCCATTCAAATACAGAAACATGTGTATTTCGAACCATATAATACAGTTTTGTCTGTTGACGATAATACAGTTTTATCTGTATCTTTATCCCATCGAAACGAAACATCGACAGCTGAGCGAAGTTAGCCAGCGGCGGACAGCAAGTCGCCTGCTTTTTAACAACATGCAGATTTACAGCGTCAATGACCTGTTAAGACCCCTACACGTAAACGTGCTGTATCACCGGGTGCGATCCGGTCGGTGAGAGAGTATCCCCGCGCGAGAGCGAGAACGGCGTGAGAACGGGCAACACTGGCAGGGAGTTGGCGCTGACCAATACAGGGAATGTTTTGGGGTGTGGTAGCGCAGTGGCAGACGCGGGCATGACGGCCGTACCTCTGGTTCGATTCCAGACCACACCACCAAAGCATTTCGAAAGTTCCTGGCTAGCCGCTGCCACCCTTTTCGACGCGGCACACCGTATCGGAGGAGTTATGTAACAGGTAACAGTGACGACTGAAAACCAACATCCAGCCCCGGATTATGCCGGGGCACACAGTGGAATGTTTTGGGGTGTGGTGAAGCTCAACGGCGAGCTAGGGAATAGGCTTGCGGCAAAAATTCGCGATGAAAACCGCAAGGCGCGCGTAACCCAATCGGCAGCGCACCGATGGAAGCTGGTTCGACTCCAGCCACCACACCACCAAAACATTTCTCCCGCATCAGCGGGTAACGACAGAGGGTAAGAGGATGATCGACGACATCAAGCGCATCGACTCAATGATAAATGTGCTTCGCAATATGAAACAGGACATCAAGCGTCAGCAGAAACTAAGTGAAATAAACAGTTTAGACCTGTCGCCGAAGCAAGCTCAAAAGCGCAATGCCGATGCTGACTGGATTGCGATGGAACAGATTAAGCGCCGGCATGAGCTGCACGCTCTGTCTGTTGAGCTTGGGTTCGCTGAGCGCCGGGAAAGTTATGCTCCATTTGAATTAACTGACGGGTGGCACCGATTCAACCACAAGCCGCGCGAACCTCAATAGCCGCCTAACCAGCGGCTTTTTCATACCTGGAGTCATTTACGAGTGGCTCAAGTTATGACAACCAGCGGCCATCCACCGCCCATTGAAACACTGAATAAATGCGTTGAAGTCTTGTATTAACCGTTCCGTTCGCCGCGATAAGGCCAAGAGGATTTATGTCAGACCTGAAAGAGATAATCGCAAAGCTTTTAGAAGACGCCCGTCACCTTAATGAAATCGCTCCAAATGCTGGCACCGCAGCACGCATCAAAGAAGCCGAAGAGGCTCTTAAGGTTGCATGATGACAGTCACCCACAACGGCAAGCAGTACACCGCCAAAAAACTCAACGATAACGAGTGGCAGCTGACGTCGGTATCGGCACCACGCTACAAGCTGACGCTGAACCGCTGGCAGATGCATATCGCTGGTCTCCTGGAACAGGTAGAGGTGAAGGTATGACCGTAATCGTCGAATGTATTGAGACTAATGGCGACTGGACTGTCGGCCATCGTTACGCCGGGGAATTGGTCTCTGGCGGATTTTTGGCTCTGAAAGATGATGATACCGAAGATGATTTCGAATGGACCGCTGATTCTCGGCAGGAATATGACCGAGAAACAGATGAGTTCGAGACCATCTGGTTTTTACCTGGCATAGAAGGTGTTTCGTTCAGGGAGATTGAATGATGGTCAATCACTACGGCACCACCCCGCTCATTCGCCAGTGCGTAACGCCCGGCATGATGGCAATGCATGAAGGCCGCACCTATCGCGTCTCAGCAGTCATTCAGGAGCGCAAATGGGTGTACCTGCACACCGATGCAGAAATCATCCGCCTCAGTGACTGCGTGATTGACGTCCTTCTGGACGGTCACGGCAACCCTATCCAGCACTAACCACCCTATTCAACCGATCGGCCTGGCTTCTGCGGGCGGGATCTGCACATCCAAATTTCAGGAGAAACCATGAGCGAAGTAACGGACTTAACTGTCATCGAAATCAAGCCGGAGCAGGCGCCAGTGCTTTACGTAGCTGGCGGCCTTGACGCTTACC